CAGGGCATCAATGTATCCCGCAGCAAAAGTTGCTGTGGTCACTGAGCCGGGCTGCAAGATCAGACCAGTTACAGCAGGTGAAACCTGGTTGAACCTTTTCCTATCTCCTGCAGGTCACTTCTTCAAGGAACACCTTGAGAATTTACCTGGGGCCCGAGTGGGCTTAGTGGAAACAGATCATTTATGGCGGTTTGGGCTTTCCCATTACAACCATTTTGGTGAGAATACACCTAAGGAGAACAAATGGATTTCATCATCAGACCTAACGTCAGCCACTGATCGAGCAAGGCACGATGTATCTAGAGGACTCTCTGTGGATACGCTGACGGGCTGTATAATGCAAAACTAATAGACAGCGGAACAATGAAGTACCTCAAGGAGGCTTCGTCATTGCTCTGCAGTCCGAGGTTTCTTACCTATTCGGCATCCCAAAGGGAAATCAGGGACTACCCTGAGAGCCTAAGGAAGAAACTTATATTTGGCGAAAAGAGAAAAACCAAGTCTGGGAGAACCATGCAGAGTGTGTCATGGGCTACCAGTGTGGGTGTCCTCATGGGAGAACCACTGACCAAGTGTCTCTTAACGCTATCAAGCATGGCATCCTGGATCGCAACGCGATACCGGTTCAAGACCCTTGAGGATGTTGAGCTTGGTGAATATTATAGGAGAAAACACGACAGAGACTTCAAAAGAAGTACTGTTAGATTATTCTACTGTGCTGGCGATGACCACACAGGTGTTGGGAAACTGAAAGATCTCAAGCAAATACCCAAATTCCAAGAGAGTATGGGTTTTGAGATATCTTGGGACAAATACCGTATTTCCAGGAAATACGTGCATTATTGCCAAGATTTCGGTTTCCATCCTAACATTAAACCAATGGTTTATCAGGATTCTCCAAGATTAAGACTTCTTAACCAGTTTAGGAAAGAAGGTGCACGAGATAATTTCGAGACACCAGATCCTATTCCGGGAAAGATAAAAGATATGGAAAGGAGGCTAAGGTTCTTTAGAGAAAACTCCAATGGAGTACTCAAAGATCTGTCAGAAATTCTGTCAACGTCTGTACCACTGGTACTAAGACATCTTATGCCGTCTTTCTTCGAAAAGAAAGTCCTTAAAGATCCTAAATCCTATCTTCCAACATGGTTGGGAGGCATGGGAATCCCACTCGGTGAGATGGGATGGAAATCTCCAGGGACCTTCAATACTAACCATCTCGGACCAGAAGCAATGCTTTATGCTGCACAATTTGTGGAGTACAAAGGCCTTGACGAATTCACAAAGGTGAATATCTGGGAGAGAGGTATAACTCAACATGTTAACGCTATAAACGTGATGAAGAATATCGGTGTACCCGAAGAGGAAATCCTCACAGGGGAACAAGCCTTTGAGAACATAAGGCAGGTCCTCGATGACAAGTCATCCTTCAGCACGCGTACCTCCAATAAGAGGATTGCGAAAACATTATTTAAAGACTTCGTCGATATATCAAAACCGGTAACAATGTTAACGGCTAAGGAAATTCCTTATACAACAATCCCAAGGGGAGAAGCTGTGTTTGAAAAGATATCGACACACTCACGTGCGAGGCAGATTCTGCAAAAGAACGTGAGGAAGTTCAGAAAATTTACGCCTCAATCCATTACCGTGGAATTTGAGCGAAAGCGCACAATGAACCAAGGTATGTGGATCGAGAGGTCGGACTTAGCAAGGCTATCGGGAACACAATTCGTGAAACCCTCCCTGCACTTCAATGTCTCATTCTTGATGAGAGCAGATAAAGAGGCAAGGGACGACCGAGTTCATCAAGTAATACCACTCATACCAACGGTAGAGCCGGTATTTCTGCATGAACAGCGTAATTACATACTTGGTAGAAGTGGACCTTTCAAGGGAAGAGACCCCGACACCAAGTATAAGAAGGCAAGAGCTAAAGTGATATCCCAAGGGGACGAGCACCAAGCGAATGCCAAATTATTCTTCAATCCAGAGTACCCAGAACTA